AATGGATTAAGTCCTTTTCCACCGGCCAGAAATGTTGTCGTAAGTTCAATGTCTGCCCAAACAGCTTGGAAGCTGCCGATCAGCGCATATATGCCCTGAGTGGTAACTCTTATGATGTCCACAAGCGCGGCTATTGAAAGAGCAGCACCTTCAGCCCAGTCGCTTAGGCTGGTGTCGTTCGAAAACGTCCCCATTTCCTTTCTTGCGTTGACCATTCCGGTCAAAAAGGCATTCATGACGGGCAGCAACTTGCCGGCAATGCTAATTCCCAACGCTCCAGCGATGCGCCCCATCAGCGCCAACTTGTCGTTGAACTCGGCAGCGGCTTTTGACAGCCCGCCTGTAAAGAGCGCACCGTATCCCTCAAGCTCCGCGCGCGCGTCTCGGATTGCGTCACTGCCAGCGCTGAGCAATGGCACCATATCGGCGGCTGACTTTCCGAACACCATTTGAGCCGCCGCCGTCTTTTTCCATCCATCCGGCATGGATTCAATCGTTTCTGCGATCCGTGCTAACGCCTCGGTGGTGCTGATGCTTCCTGACTTGAGTTCCTTTTGGCTGATGCCAAACATCTGAAAAGTTGCAATGGCATCTTTGTTGCCGCTTGCAGCTTCACCCATTTTTCCTGCCATCTTGCCAAGTGACTCGGCCACCTTGTCAAGCTGAGTCGCATTCAACTCGGCAGCCCACCCCAGGGCGTCCAGATCCTCAACAGAAATACCAGTTTTATCACTCAGATCCTGCAAGTGATCAGCGGTATCGATGACGCCCTTCATCATGCTGGCGAAGCCCGCCACCACTGCGGCACCGGCCAGGCCAGCCACTGCGCCCTTGAGAGCGCCAAACCGATTGGACACGTTATCGACAGTATCGCGGACACGTTCCATGCCGTTGCGAAGCTGCTCGACCGCCTGCTGGCCGGTGACGCCAGCTGTGATCCTTAGAGCGACCGACAGATCCATGGTTTATTCCTTGCGCTTGTTCAAAACCCGCAGCGCAGCCATCTCCATGGCCTGCAGCTCGTTCATCATCTCGGCCTCGTTGGCCACAGAGTGGATTCTAAATAAGAACGCCACCGACTGGTAATCCAAACCGATGAAACCTCCATCAATTACCCGCCACTGGGTCTGCAATCGCATGAACATCATCACAGTGTCGGCGTTTTCCTCCCAGACACTGAAGTCGTCGTCGGCCTTCTGGGCACCTGCTTCGATCACTTCAGCGGACACACCAAAGGCAGCCAGGTCGTCCGCGCTGTCATCTTTGACGCCGCCACCTGCCCAGTGGCGCGCGGCGTCGGTTAGTTTTTTCGCTTGGCCCCAGCGATTGAGCTGAACAGCGCCATGACAATCGAAGCTGACACCAGTGGAATGTCCAGCAGCTGGTCACGGGCGGCTTCACTGTATGGAACAACCCCATCGGCGTCGGTGATGCCAGACCAGCCGGTCATCACTTCGCGCGCAAGTTCGTTGTCGGTGATCTGGTTTGACTCAATGGCTGTCTTGATCTCGTTCAGGCGGGTCTGCGTCAGGCGCTTGAACTCCACGTCGAAAGTTGCTTTCTCAACGCGCCCGCCGTCGGTAGGCAGCTCGACATTGACGGGCCAGGTGTAGGTTGGGTTCTGCGAGATTTTGAACATGGTTTTCCTTTGGATTGAAAAAACCCGCCACTTGGGCGGGTCCTGCGGCGCGGGGAAGTTTACTTCACCACAATGCTCACTTCATCGTTACCGGCCGTCGATGGCACCAGCCGCACAGGCACCTGCAGCATCTGAATACCGTTCATGTCCTGATATGAGGGGTTGTTCACATTCACGCGGGTGGAAGTGATTTGCACCCGGTTGCCTGCCACGGTGCCGTGGGTGATATCCAGTGCGCCAAGGGTTGCCGACAGCGCTGGCGTAAAGAAGTCTTTCGCCGTGATGGTCGGTGCCTCGAAAACAATCTGGCCCCCAACCTGGCGGTCTGTCAGCAACACGTCCTCAGCGCCGATTAGAGACCGGTACTGAATGCCGTTGTTGAAGTTCAGATTCAGGGACTCAAGCGCGCCGCTGTAGCTGAACAGGCTGAAGCCGCTGCTGTTGTCGCTGTTTGCGGCCAGCGGTGTCTGCCAAGCGGTATAGGTCACTGCTGGCGCAACAGTATCGGTCGGTGCGTTGTACAGACCCGTGAAGCTGAATTTGTAGACCGGGATCTGCCTGGCCTTCAGATCGATTTCGACGTTGCCACGGCAGCCGGTCAGCTTGTGCAGCACGCCGTCAATGTTGTAGTAAATCGTGACGCTGGAAAACGCCGCAGAAACGGGAGCGTAGGTTACAGACACGGCAGCTTGAATTGTTTCAACCATGCCGCAGGCCCTAAGCAGAGACCCATACGCTGGAGCCGTGCCAGCAGTGCCTGAGCCAGCCATTTCAACCTCAAACTCGATACTGACATACGACGACGCAATAAGCTGCTCACTGCCGCCTAGGTATGGCCGAACGAGGTCGCGGCTCACCAGCTCTGCGTTCAGCGGCGTGATGCTCATATTGCGCACCAGAACAGCATTGGCTGCACCCGTTGGCGTTGGGTCGGTGCCGTATGTGACTTCGGTTTTGGCCAGGATGGTGCGCTTACGGGTTAACAGTGGCATATTGGACCTCGCGAATTTGGTTCGATTTTAACTCAGGGAATTCAAGCTGGTGCGGTACTGCGCCGTGAATTCGGCGGACACAACGCCGGCCGGCTGATCAGCCTCCAGCATCTCGAAGCTCACTGTCGACGGCAGCATGATGATGACCAGGCCATCCAGCGTGGCGTCTCCCATCAGCTTGCTGTGTACGTCCAGCATTGCAGAGTCGGCGAGCTGGTCGGGGATATTGCCTCGAACGATCACAGAGACCCGAAACGTCAGCGTCCACATGAGGGTCGAAAGCGTGTCCTGAACCGCGCTGTCGCTCACAGGCTCGACTACCAGGGCGGGAGCCTCTCCACGCGCCAGGGGAACTACACGGCTGCGGTAGATGCGAGATCCGACACCGCTTGTGCCGGCCAGTGCCGTAGCCACGCGGGCCAGGATGTTTTCTCGCTTACTGGGCATTTCAGACCTTTGACAGGTATGCGATTGTGAAGGTGCCGTCGTCCTGCAGTTTCGCTTCGCGCACGATGTAGGCCGCGCCGTTTACTGTCAGCGCGTCGTCGTATTTCAATGTCGGGAATGCGCTTGTCTTCACCGTCAGAGCGTAGTCTGTGGTGATCACCATCCCGCCGGCGATGACCTCGCTTGGCATATCCAGTATTCCTTGGGATGTGGTGGTGCCATCGGTGACGGTTACACCAAAGTCCGCCAAGAACACATCTAGGTTTTCACTTAACACGTCGTCCTCGCTTCACCTTTGGGGCCTCGGCGGCAATTACGTCCGCAGCGTCTTCTGTGTCCATGGCAACAGGTTCTGCGCCATCTACAGATGGCGTTATCTCGACAGCTTCGGCCTTGCCAAGCTGAACAAGTGAGCGCGCGTCTTGCTCGGGTAGGTCATAGACCTGACCCTCAAACACGAACTGCTTGTTGGCGACGGTGGTGCGGGTAATTTTGACTTGCATGTGCAAAAACGGGCCGGGTGTTTATACCGGCCCGTTCCTTTTGCTGCTATCAGGCCAGGCTGGCGTTGCCGTAGCAGAAGCTCACGGCATTGCGCACGGCAATGTCGCAGTCCTGCAGTGCGATGACGCGGACCGTGCCGCTGGTGGCGCCAGCGTAGGGGTCAACGGTCAGGTCTAGGCCAGACCAGAAGCCGATCAGCAAATCAGCAAAGTTGCCGAAAAACACATCGCCGGCGGTAATCTGGTTGGACACCTCGGTGGCGTAGCCGTTCACCGTGTTGCCTGGTTCCCAGATGGTCGCACCAGTCGTGCTGAACTTCTCGACGGACTTGAAGTTGCCGCGCTGGGCGGGGTTCAACAGGTAGCGCATCGCCCCCAGGTCAGCGTTGTCGGCGGCAATCTCAGACTCCATTGCCACCAGTTCTGCAAACGTAGGATTCGTGGCTGCAAAGTCCTTGGTGTTGATGCCAGACTGCAATTTCAGTCCGGTTGGCTGGTTGCTGGCGCCAGTGCCGTACAGGGCTGCGGTATCAATGGCTAGGGCGATGACGGTTGCCAGATCGCGGCGGACCATGTTTTCAACGTCGATTGACGATTGCAGGATCAAGCGGCGGCTGAAGTCGGTGAACGCGCCAACGGTCTTAGGCGTCATCGTCACCTGGCCAACAGTCTGCTGGGACTCAGTTGGGGCGCCAGACTCAGCAACCCAGTACGCGGTTGCAGCGCCGGTCTGCTTTGGAATGGCGACATTGCCCTGCAGGCCGTTCATCACGGTGGAACCAGCGCGAATGGCAATAGAACTGTTGCGAAGCAGATCGATGAAGCTGGCAGCCATCAGGTCGGTGGCAACAACATTTCCGCCGGCGGTGGGTGCCGTAACATTCAAATCACGCTGGGCGCGCAAAACTTCGCCTGGCACGAAGATTCCACGGGCAGACTTGCCTGCCGCTTTGGCACCAGCCTCAGACACCTCACGCTCAAATGCTGCGGCATGCCATGCTTGCTTATCGGCAGGGTTCGCGAGAGCATTCAGAGCGCGAAGCACGCTAAATTGGCGCACTTCTTTAGCGGTCAGGCCAACGTCGGCCTCTTTTCCGGTGATCGGTTTCTGGTCCACTTTAATTTCCTCCAGGAATGCTGCGCGGGCGGCGTCCAACTGGATGCCGTCATTGATAAGTTTGCGGGACAACTCGGAAGCGTTAAAACGCTTTCCGAGGGCTTCGATGGCGGCGATACGCGCCCGCTCGGCTTCAGCAGCCTGCGTGGCAACCACTTGCACATCGACAGCGGCGGCTGCGACTTGCTCGGTCATGGTGATTTCCTCAGTGATAGTTTCCGCAGGCTGTGCGGATTCCTCTTGGATGCGATGCACGGTTACATCGCGCTCATCGCTGGCCTCGGCCCTGCCAATGCCCACAGTGTGGTCAGCTGGAACCGTTACCATCGACACCTCAAACGGCTCCCAGCGGGTGGCCGTAAATACTGACTTGCCGTCCTTTTTGGCTTCGGCCATTTCGCCGATGCGGTAGCCGAACGACACGTTGCGCAGGATGCCGTCCTGCACCATTGATAAAACTTCGTCTGCGCGTGCGGTCTTGGCAAAGCGCACTTTGGCATGGCCGCGCTTGTCTTCTCCGATCCAGGCCAGCTCGACAACGCCAATAATCTCGTCCATGTTGTGATTAAACAACAGTGGGGCGCCATCGTTGAGTCGGGTAAGATTTGCGGCCCCAGATTTATGGGACAGAATCTCGTCTCCAAACCAACGCTCAACAGGCAGTTCGCTCGAAAACGGGAATTCAATTGATCGTGATTCAGCATCGACGCTCATGGCGTCTGCTTTAATCGCTCTTGTCAGCTGCGGCAGCTGAAACCGCTTCTGGTCCATGCGTTCCCCGGGTTGATGGGATTGTGTTCTGACCAGATTATAGCCGCAAGCATCAATCGGTGAAAAACAGTGACTTACCCGCCAAGGAAAACGATGTCTTCCTGTCGGCGTCTCCGCGACCGACCGGTGAACATGGGCTGGTAGTCTTGTGGGCGAATAGGCTTGCTGCCGATGCCGCCTGCGGGTGGGAAGTAGGTGTTTGGGGCAGCACTGATGGCCGCCACATAGAACTGCCCAGCATTGACAAACAAGCTGGCCGTCAAGGTCTGAGGCCCGCCGGACAGCTGGACGGACGGCAGGAATATTTCCCTTCCGTTGTCGTAACGCGGCGGGACCAGAGACGCCGCGCCTGGAACTACTGTGGCCGCCAAGAAAGAGTTGGCGTTGTTGTACAGGCTCGGCTGCAGTGGGACACCGCCAATCACCAATCCAGCGGGGTAGAAGGTCTGGCTGTTGCTGTACAGACCTGCCGTAACCGTGACCGAGCCTGTTGTGACCGTGGGCGTGTAGAACGCGCTGGCGCTGTCATAGCGGCCCGGCGTAAGCGACACTGCACCTTTAGAGACGGTCGCGGCGTAGATGACGCTGGTGTTCTCAACTGGGCTGACCGTCAGGGTAACAGGGCCAGCACTAACCGTTGAGGCAAAGAACGACCCGCTGTTGATGAACAGCCCGGTCGTTAGTGCTTGACCCGCCGTGCCTTGGGTCAGCAGCAGGGTCAGCAGCATGGATTAGATCAACGCGAAGTTAATTTCGACAGCGACAGTGCCCACAGAAGCGACGGCGCCCTGCACAACTCGGATGCCTGAGTTCTCGCGAACAATCAGTTTTGCGCCTTCGTTGCGAATAATGTCCGCGCCTTGCGCTGCCGCCAAAGCCGATGCCGCGTTGGTTTCCTCTGTGAACACCCATCTCGATCCAAGATAAGCGCCAGCCGTTGCGCCACCCGTTGGGGCGAGACGCGCAGTGATTTGCGCAGGCACAACAGCGTCACTGGTATCAAATCGGCTTATCGTTGGCGCGGTCAGCGATGCGCTGTCGTTCGTGGCTGCTGTGCCACCCGTTCCAACAGCGGTCGTGCGCGTGAGTGCGACCTCGACACCAACAACGCCGGTAACGGCAGTGTCGATGTCCGGGTAAACAAACACGGACAGCACCTTCATGATCTTGCCCGAGCCGGTAGCGTTGAACAAATCGCATAGAACTTTGTTCGCGCCTACTGCCTGAGAAGGCATTACCAGCCTATAGAGGGCGTTGCTGCCATCAATCTGGCCGTTTTCATCGGCAATGCATACCACTTGGTACTCTTTGCCATTGACCAACTGCGTCGCAACTGTCGCGCCCGTGCCAGGGGTTACCTGTATAGAGTCATTTGCTTCTGGCATGGCTTACAACGCGAAAATACCGCTGGCGTTCCAAGTAACAGAAATGTTGCCGCCGTTTGGAGTCACAGGCAGGCCAGTCACTCCAGTGTCGATGTAGGCGACCAGACGCCATGTCGTATTGGCCCCGGCGTTCTTTCGATAGATCACCAGCGCTTCAGCGGTGGCCCCGGTAACGCTCGGGAACGTGACATCAGCGCCATCGAACACACCGTTCGTGTAGGTCTTTGTCGCTCCGATCTCCTGATCAGTGCCGACAACGCCAGACAGCGACGAATAAAACTCATGGGCCGCGCTGTAGGTATAGGTTCCGGTATCAATCAGCGCAACGAACACACCTGTCGTGCCAGATCCGTCCAGGTCCGAGTCCGCCAGGTTCTGCAACAGAGCTTCTTTCCACTTTGGGTACAAAGCGTTAGCCATGGATTATTCCTTGATGAAAGTAGTTACTGTTTTGATGATCTCATCATTCTTGTCGCGCACAACTATTTGCTCTGCGCGTTGAGGATGATTATCTACCACAGTGACCTGGGCCGGCTGCACTTGATTGACAACATTGACTGTCGGAGCCTCAGCCCTGAACTCTGGCATGATGTTCTCGATCTTTACCTGTGGGGCCGGGATGACAATTGGCATATTCTGCACGTCCTCTCGAATCTGCGTAAGAGCTTCTCGCGTCATGTCCTGCAGTGACTGGGCAGCACGGTCGATGCTGGATGTATCCAGCGCCATGTTGAGGTTGATTGGCTGCGCCTCTTGGCGGGTCGAAGCCACTATGCGGATGTCGCGCAGCTCATCCTTAAGTGATCGCATTTGTTCAGCCACAACATCAGACACCATCTTTCTGTCTTCCTCTGGCGACGGGGCATCTGTTGCGTCCTCGGCAACGTCCACGCTTTGCTGGGCACCCTTTC